ATACCACTTCGCCAGGTCGCTTGTATCCTTGTGTGCCGCCGACGAACCTCGTTGTACGCTCGCTCCGCCCGTCAACGCCTGCAACATTGCCAACTGAATGCCCAAAAAGATTTCCTCTCTGAGGTCTCGGATCGCATTCGCAAACTGATCTTGCGACGACTGAGCAATATCCAACGCCTCAATCTTGACGCCTTCGGGGGCCGTGATGAAGTTGCTCATCTTCGCTGCGGCCATCGCGGTTTCGAGGGCGGGCTTTTGGTCGATGGTAGAATAAGTGCCGAAGAGAGTTCCCCAAGCGTATTTGGCAAGTCCGCTCGCACGAAGTTTCCAAGCAGTGTCTAAAACCCAATACCTGCCATACGCCGCCCTGAAATCGCTCATGCCGGCTGGACTCTCGAATATCGGCATATGCGTGAAGATGAGGAAATCCCTCGGATCGAATTCATACCCCGCGTTGTACCGCACTCCCATGATCGAAACGACGTTACGGTACGGGTCAGTTTTCACCACAACGTCATTGTCAACGTCCTTCGCCTTCAGCGCTCTGAGAATATGCTTTCCCTTCCATCGGCCGTGTTCCTCGATGCCCCAGACCTTTTCATTCAAGCTGTATCCATCCATCAATGCGTGATAGATCATGTTCCACGCCATATGCGGCGTGCCGCCAGAAATGCGTTGCGTGACGCAGTATTCGATGAATTTGGCAACGTCCACGTCGCCCGGTTCGTCGCTGGCCGGGGCGATCTTGATATCCAAGGCCGCGACGCCGTAGAGCTTGCCGAGGACCGCCGCCTTGACAACCGGATCGCGGACCATCTGCCGATACTGAAAACGCATCTCAGCGGTCTCGCCGCTCTGATCGTCAAAGAAGGGCAGGAACCACGGCAAGACGATGCCGCGAGGACCGGCTGCGGCTTTCTCTGTATCGCCGCGAGGACGAGCTTCTTGCGGGTAATTCCAAGGGGAATAAGTGGCGGTCTGGCCGGAGACGGTGTTAGGGCCTGGACCGCGACAGCCCTGGCCGATCTGCGGACGCATTCCCGGTTGGAGCGGGGAATAAACGGGCATCGGGTTGCCGTGGCCGGAGAAGAGCGGAATCATAGACCTACCCAACTTTCCTGCCAGACGATGTATCGCATCTACCATTGCTCGGGTACAAATCCCTGCCCGATCCTTCCCTGCCCGCCGCCATACCCAATCGACGCTCCCATCGGCGTTTCGTAAACGATCCGCTCGCCGCTCTTATCCTCCGGCCGGCTCTGAGCGAATACGCCCTGGGGAATCTTGATCGGCTGCGGATCGACGCCAAGAGAGCCATCCCAACCGACCGGGGCATTCTCGCCGAGCCAGACAGCTAAAGCAACTGAAAGCGCAAGATCGTCGTGCTTATCCCCCTCCGCTCCGAGCTTGGCCTTTTGATTCTTGCGGGCCACGCGATTGAAGTGGCGGAATTCCTCCGCCAGCAATTGGCGAGTCGCATTCGCCCGCTTGGCGTATTCGATGTCCTCCGGCCGATTACTCTTGGCCTTGAACGGAGAAATGGCGATGCGAGCGTTTTGAATCACGATTTCCAGAGCTGTTACCAGTTCCGCTTTCGGAACGTGAAAACCGCCGTCTTCCTGCAATGCCGACTTCTCACCGCTCGTTATCTGGATCGGCCGCAACCAGACGTCAAGCTGGGCCTCGCGAAGCATATCGACAACCGGATTGCCCACACCGGTTTTATCCACACCCATCATGCAACCGCGAAAGTGCGGTTGGCCCCGAATGATGTCCCGCACACTTTCGACCAAGCCGATTTCATCTGGCAAACCTTCACGATGCTGCGTCGTGTAGGGCATCTTGAGCGGAAATTGAATCAGGCCCTCAACAGAATACCAGTGTTCGGCCCAACCATCCGGGCCAGGGCGTTCGTGGCGAACGACGTGAGCGAGAGCGGCCGGGTCGCGTTCCTTGCCTATGTCAAGACCGAGGATAGAAACTGGTGGACGCGGCATGATCTTATTCCTTTTCTGGGATTGCAAAGCCGAGGCATATGTGCCAATGCCTATACAGGCACCAGATAGCAAACCATAAAGAAAGCCGTGCAGGAATTCACGACGATTCATACTCCACTCCCTTGCGTCTTTATCCCCGCGACCTTATCCCCGCGACCTTATCCGGCACCGCTTCAACCTGTTCCCACAATCCAGCCGACTCTCGGATAACATACCGATTCGGGTCCGGCCTGGATCGACGATAACGCTCGGCATCGTTGCGATGCTTAAAAGAGGCAATCCAATCGGTGCCGTGGAAAACGTCGAAGATGTTCAAAATGACCCTCCTCCACCCATCTCAATCCCCCGATCAAACATCGCCTGGATGTCCGTCTCGCGGAAGACGCCTTCCTCGGTGTCCCTAAATCCACACTCGTAATCCGCCTCAAATGCCGCTTGCGTCATCTCTCGCTGATTCGCACGAATAGTGGCATGATCTTGCCAAGGGCATTCCCAGATCTTCACTCTATGAACGTCCCAGGTAGCAACGTCGTCTTTCCATTCACCCTTCTCTCTCTGCCTAGCTATGAATTCACTGTCCGCATAAGCACGCCACAACCACCCTTGTTTGTACATCGCCGTCGAACTGGCAAGGATTCTTCCCTTGACCCGATCCGTAAACGGCCGCACGGCGTAGTAAATTACATCGTCAACAAAAGCCCCTTCGTCAATAATCAGCAACTTAACGTCGCTCTTGCCACGAATCGTTCGTTCGTTGGTCGGCAAAGCCAACAACTCGCTGCCGTTCTCCAAAGTTATCTGCCGAGAATTCTGAGGCATGACGATCTTGGAGAACGTCGGCATATCACACAAGCGAAGATAATACTTGACGAACTCTCGTATGAAATCGAATCCCTTCTCCTTGAATGACGTTGTTATAAATACGACGCGGGCCGGAGCCTCGCAAAGCATCGTCCAGATTGCCCATGCCACGTCGCAAAACGTCTTGCCGATTTGTCTGGCCATGATCGTCATGATGAACCGAGCTTGCGAACGAAGCACTCGCTTCTGATAATCCGTCGCTCCACCATGCCAGCCGTCGAACGGGTCAAGCCGCAAATCCTCGATAAGATTCGCCCGGTCCAACCAGTACCGCAGCAGCGGATGATCTTTGCCTTGTGCCGCCCAGTCGGCGACTTCCTGCTTAGCCCCGGTCAGCAAGCGACTCTGCTCTAACAGGTGAGCGAATTGAGCGTTTTCGACAATGGTAGGGATGTCAAGCATGGCCGTTGCGTTCGACGGGTTGCACGCCCATGAGATTAGCCAACGCCTTCGCCCGTTCCTCTGCCGTCAATTCCTTGGTGTTGTTCTGCTGGATGTTCACGTCGCCCTGAACGTTGATGGTAGGGGCTTGATTGGCGACGGCGGAATCAGCTCGGGAGAAGCGTTCGTCTTCTTTTTGATTGTGGCCCGCCATGCGAAGAAGAACCATCGCACGACTGTTGAGATTCCGAGGGGAAAGGACCGGCCGTCCATCCGCACGCTTTTCCGTGAGTTGAGCTTCTAAGATAGCCGGCAATTCAACCCATGTCCGGTCCGTGATACGAAATTGATTCTTCTTTAGGGCACGTTCCAGGACGGCCAGCTCGGATCGAGTATAGACAGGCTTTCCCCCGCTATCCCCCCCATTGTCAGTCGGAGGTTTGTGTTCTCCGTTCGTGCCGTCCATTGTTTCGATTCCAGTTCATAAGTAAAGGTAAATGAGAGCCAAGGGCGTGTCAATCTTTTTCTAGCTGCTTTTCCAAAGCTGCCACACGGTTTCTTAAATTATCGACTTCTTTGACAACAGTCCCAAACACCACCGCAAAGGCAATAATGGGCACCAGTATGCAAAGCAAGTCGAACCAGCTTATGTCGTGGTTCCTTCCATCTCTTCGATCAGTGTCTTTTCTTTCCCTCTCTTGATTTGCCGCTCGCACTTGGCAATCTCCTTCAATGCCCATTCAAAGTATTCCCGCTTCAATTCGATACCGACGGCCTTGCGTCCATGCCTCAACGCTCCGACCAGCTCGCTGCCGATGCCGGCGAACGGCGTGAATACCACGTCGCCTGGATTCGACCAAAGCTGAACGCTGCGTTCGATAACGTCCATTTGCAACGGGCAAATATGCCTCTCATCTTTCTCCCCGAGCGTCTTCCCTCCTGGCCGCTTGTAATTCAGGACGTTCATTTGCGATATGTCCCACCACACCGGCTCGGCGTACCGTTGCCAGATGCGGATGGATTCCGCGTTGTCGCGGCCCTTATCCCAATTATTACGCGAGTGAGGGGACGGGTGCAAGTTGGAATCTCTCGGGTCATGCTCGCCGACGTACTCCCCGAGGCCGGCGGGAACCTTGCCCGTACCGTTGCAGGTCGTACAGCCCTCGGGATCGAAGTCGCCCGCCTTGCCGGCCTCGCGGCAATTCTTGCATGTTTTCGATCCCGTCACCGGCTTCTCGCTCATCAGCGTCCCTTCCGGCGGCCGGCGGAACACCTTGAGGAAATCGGCCATGCCCTGCCGGCACTGGCTGCGGTCCCGGAGGATCGTCTTGTGCAGCAGGCCGTTATTGTTAGTCCGCTCCCGCTCCACGACGGGGCATTTCCAGATCGTGACGTTGCTGTGATAGGACCAACCCTTGGACTCGAAGGCCCGGACGATCGCGCCGGGGAAGTCCTTCAAACCGGCGGTATCGTCGCGGTTAGCGTACTTGGGCAGGTCTTTGCAGTGGACGACACAGAGACGGCCTGGCACTGTCACTCGCAATAACTCTTCGATCAAGAATTCGTAGTGAATGAAGAATTCATCGTCTGACGCAGAATTTCCCAGGTCACATTCAGAGTCAGTGTAAACGTAGAGGGACGAAAATGGCGGCGAGTGGATACACAAGTCAACCGATTTATCCGGCAATCCCTTGATGACCTGGCAGCTATCGCCAAGGTACAGCGACCAATCTTTACCTTGCTTGCAATCCTGGCAATTCATTTTCAGACTCCATGAAAGCTCGTATGAACACCGCCGCCACCTGCGGAACGATCGCGTTACCCGCTCCGCGAAGCAATCCTACTCTTCCTTTTTCGCTTTTCTTGAGCGGGAACATTTCAGCATCGCACGCTTGCCGCATTCGATCCAAGCTGACGGGTATCCCATCAGCCAGAGAGAGAATGCCGGATTCAGGACGCCCTGGAACTCGCCGGAGTTTTCCGTCGAAGCAGGGGATGATAACCGCGTTTGACCAGAAAGATTTCTGGCTGCCTGTGCCTGTTTGGCATCGTTCGTCGTTGGCCACCCTGCCAGGCTCGCCACGTCGTCCAGATGCGGTTGATGATTCTTTATCCGTTCCAGCACAGCTTCCGGTTTCATCATGCCGTGATGCGAGCTGTCTGGAGTTGGCCAACTCACTAAATGACTTGCCATCCCCAACGTTAGGCCGAATCCGTTCCCGTTTATTCCTTGTTCTTTGATTTCCGCTCGCCGCTCTTCCATCCGCCGAATGTCGGTCGGCTCGAATTCCTGAGCCGCTGGCGTTGGCCACCCAGAACAATCTTCCTCGCTTGTGCGGCGAAGCGTTGCTACAAGCCGGCAAATCGGCACACCCGACTGCATAACCGATGCTCTCCAGGTCATTTCGTATTCCGGTGAGACTTGGGTATCTATCTGCCGCTTCAATGCGGATTCCAAGCGCCCCTGCAAGTTCGCTGAAACTTCTCGCCTGCTCTCCATGATCGCATCCGCTATTTCGATGATTTTGTTCTCGCCCCAGATGTTCGCCATCACGTTGACGCAGTAAAGCACCACACGGACATTTTCCAGAAAATAACCCTCGCTGCTGTCGATCCGATCCAGCGAAGGACTGTCCCATGTTTTCCCACCATCCAGCCTGAATGGGATGCCCGTTAATTCGCAAACGCCCGCATCTATGACACCTTGAATAAGACTGGCACACCCGTCCAAGGAGTATTCCAACCCTTTGCTCTTCGCTCGCTCCTTCGCCCTCGCCATCAAAACCTTCGCTCTGTTCGTTTCCCTCCACTGGCCGGAGAGTTTCTTTCTGTAATCTTTCGGCTTCTTTGCCTCTCGCACACGCGAAGATTCCTTCATGCAACTCCCGCACCTGCTGTGATGACCCAGGCGCGACTGGAAGTCCTTGTAAAACTCGGAGGATAGCTTGCGCATCTTGCATTTGCTGCACTCCCGGCTTACCAGCAAGCCATTCTCGTCCACCTCGTCCGTTGACTTGCTCTCCGAAAACGATTGGAGGGCGGCATTCTTCAATGAGCCTGAACAAGTCAGGCCAGAGGTGTCTTTCGTCCGCCTGACCTTTTCTTTTGCCTGCTGTCGAGAATGGTTGGCAGGGGCAAGAACCTGTCCAAACAGGTCGGTTTGAATCCCAACCGGCAAGCTGCAAGGCGTAGGGCCATCCGAGAATTCCGCTGAAGAAGTGGTGTTGGACGAAACCTTGGATTTCTTCACGTTTCACCTCCTGGATAGGCCGGCAATCGACTGCTCCGTCCATAACCAAACCGGCCTTAATAAGCTCTCTCGCCCATTCACAGACCTTCGGGTCATTGTCGTTGTAGTAAGCCCATTTCTTTTCCATGACAAACGGCCGTATAATAAATGGCATGAACAACCTACTCAAATGCCGCCAATGCCTAAAGCCAATGCGTATGGAGCATCTTTCAAAGAAGTATTGCTCAATTGCTTATCGTTATCGTTGTAGAAGTTCATTTGCTCACCAGCCAATTCGGAACAGCGACCAATCTTTACCTTGGCAATTCATCGAACGATCTCCTTTTCCCAACGAATTTTCTTTGCCTAACTTTGAACTTTTTTCCTTTTCCTGGATTTTGAACACCATTCTCCTCCGTTAGATTCTATTGTACGTTTCCATCCAGAGGCTTTGTAGATAGTGCCATTGTGAACCTCGGAATCTTGATACGAAATCAACCTTTCGTTCAACTTCAATCGTATCAAAAACAAGCTGAAGCGCTGAGGTCGGAGTTGAACCGCCTTCGCCCGCCTGGAATAGCGGTCGCATCACCCTAATGCTTTCAGCGCCTGAGAGATTCATTTGCTCACCAGCCAATTCGGAACTTCAATCCTCTTTTCCGCCTCATACTTCACCGGCCGCATTCCCAACCCCAACTCCTCAGCCATCCCCTCCCGCATCCGCGACGGCATCTCGCGTTGCATCTCTTCATGGTTCCGCTGCTTTCTTTGCACGACTTCCATGATCGATTGCTCATTCGTCGTCCTGACGATATGGCAATCGACTTGATGCTTCTGCCCGAACCGCTGCATCCGGCTTATCGCCTGATACCAACGCTCGTAACTGAATCCGGCGAACCACGTCGTCTTGTGACAATGCTGAAGATTCAATCCGAAGCCACAAATCTCGCTCTTACTGACCAGCACTCGCACCTTACCGTCGATGAACGCTTGCAAGCCCTCTTCCTTGAATTTCTCCGAATGGCTACCGCGAATTTCCAAGCAATCCGGTATCAGTTTCTTGATAGCATCCGCTTCGTAGTCCGTATCGCACCAGACCGTCCAAACATCCTTATCGGCATTTACCAGCTCGGCCACCTTGGCAACCCTCTCTTCCAGGTTCGCACGCTTCTCCTGGTGGACTTCCGTGGCCGAAACGTCTTTCGGTATCGGGAACAGATAGCCCTCCTGCGGCTTGCTTTCGATGACGTGTTCCACGACGTTGAGCGGCGGCAGCTTGTAGCCTTCGTCGCTGAAACCGATGTCGGCCGGCGAGGCAAGACATGCGGACCAGCTCGCCATCCATCGCCAGAAGGAATCCTCGCCATGCCGACGTAGCCGATAGCTGCCGGCCTTGCCACCGTCGTTGATGAACCAGCGTTGCAGCATCTCACAGCTTGGCATGACGCCGAGGAACTCGCTATGGTTGCCCAGCTCCATCCGATCATTTGGTGCCGGCGTTGCCGAGCAACACAACTTGTATTCGGTATGTTCAAACGCTTTGCACAACGCTCGCTTGGTTTTGCCAACATAGGATTTTAGTATTCCAGAATTGTGAACCAACAAGCCGTCTACACTAAAAGACGGATGCCGTTCTGCTTGAAGATCGTAGAAATAGAGCTGTCCTTCGGCATCCCGGAATTTATCCAATTCAGGATATCCCAATTCCAAAATCTCAACGCTTTCCACCCGAGCGAAGCCAGCTTCGTGTCTTTCTTCAAATCTTGAGACTTCCTCGATCGATGCGTATGGCCGTCGGCCTCGATATATACTTTCAATTCCGCATTCCCCAGGTCCACCTTGTAGTTCGATGGATACCCGTCCTGTTTCTTCCCGAGCGATATGGGAAGCTCTGGTTCCCAACCAGCGGGCAAGATCGCCAGCAAACGCTTCTGTGCCTCCGGCAATGGCTTCCCGTTGCCGCCGCGAATGCTGGGCTTGTGACCGATCCGCTTGAGTGTAGCTTTCAGTTTCTCCCGAACTTTCGGATCGGTCATCGGATTGAGTGCTGCCATCCTGGCACGCTCCAATTCCGCTGCCGCCGAACCGGCTTGAAACCAACGCCTCTTCGCTTCGCCACGCTTCTTCCGTATTTCCTCTGTGTGAACCTGTGCAATGTACTTGGGTTGCCTCATTCGCCAATTCGCTGAGCAACTCTTGTTGCAAAAACGCTTCAAACACTCGGGAGGAATCTTGGGCTGAATTGGCTTCCCGCACCAGTCGCATGGCCGTTCCTGTCGCCACAAGGACTTCTCCGGGTCTAAGCTCGCAAGCCCGGACGTAGCCCCTGGCGGTAAAGAACGGATGATTCGCTGAAGCGTAGATTTTCTTCCCGCCGTCGTACGTAATCCTCGTCGCATGGGTAATACGCCTTTTTTTGATAGCTACAATCCGGTCAACCCCAGCCGCATTGTAGATTATATCGCCAGGACGTAGCTTTTCAATAGCGACTTGTCCTGAAAGCGTATCAATTGGCGTGCCCTGCGGAAAACATTCATCGGCTACCATGCCGACGAACTTCTTCGAATCGAAGTGGGCGAGCTTTTCATAGTTCGTCACGAATATCCCAGGCCCGACGCACTCACCCTGTTCCTTGACTTGCTTCACATCGCAGCCGATGCCGAACTTCTCCGCCTCTCGCACCGTCTGCCAGCCGACCGCCAGCGGGCACAATATCAAAACCTTCTTGTTCGTTTTCTTGACGATCTGATAGCCGTATTCGAGCTGGAGGATCGTCTTACCAAGGCCGCAATTGAGCAGATCGGCACAGCGGCCGGCTTTCAGGTTCCACCAGCATATCAGGCGTTGCCAGTCTTTGAGATGCGAATTCAGCTTCTCCGGCGACACATCGAAGCCGGTGCGATGCGTTCGCAAGTGCTTGGACGCAAGAAAGTCTTTGTATGCTACTGACACAAGGTCAACTCCTTTTAATTTCTCCGCTCAACCGTGCCATGAAAGTTTCGTGCTGAGCAACCAGTCGATTGAATTGCTCTCGTTCGGCCTCTAGCACCTGGCGAATATCGGCAAGCTCTTGTCTGGTTTGTGCCAGCTCGGCCTTCACGGCTCGCAAAGTCCGGCGTAGCTCGCAGTTCTCATCCCACAGCGATTGATGTTGTCCCTGAATAACCCCGGCCGGAAGTCCGACCACTCTGGCAACAAGCCGCTCCGGCACGAACACCGTGGGCACGCTTCCGGGCATCGTATTTCCATGCACATCGATTTGCGGCGGTTGGCTCATAGTTACATTCCTTCCACGTCCGGCTCGGGTATATATAAGAGCAATCCCACGAACGTAATTTTTTTACTAAAAGTCGCGTTGTATTCAGTCGCCCTCCCTAAGCTCTGCCTCTGGATCGTCGCTAACCACCCGAAACTGCGTTCGCTTACTCTTCTTGACCGAATCTGCCATGACCAGCACCCGAGAGCCGTCCTGAGTCAACAGCGGCATCTCCAGGGCATGGTTGCAGGTCGGGCAAGCTGGCTTCTTCGCTTCGTTCATAGCTCCTCCATGAAAAATAACTGGTTTTATTTCGATTGACAATCCTCTATCAGGTCCAACATGGCTATTTCTACAGGCTGTTTGACAATGCGTTCCAAATTAAATCCCCACCTCAAAGCGATACGGACTGGCTGGCCCTCTTCGGTGTTGTTAATGACAACACCGTTTGGATCGGGGCCTAAATTTATCTTTCCATTCGGCATAACCTGAACTCTCGTCCCAGCAATCCATCTGCCTGTTGATGGTAGCGTGATTACTTCGGCATCTCCATGTTTTGGCATCTCATGCCTCTTTGCTGCATTCGGCGATAAGATCGCCTATGTCTGCCCACTCATCTTTGCCAACGATCTTGGACGCATAATCTACTAATCCAGCGGCCCTTGTTCCCATGAGGCGCAGTTGCCGCCGATATTGCCAGACCAGCTTCCATATCAGCTCGCATTGCTTGTGCGATAGCTTCAACTTGCCGGTATTTCGATCTACTCTTCCTCGCACGTCGGCAACGAATTTCTTGGCGAACGTGCCCGGAGCGTAGCGGCACTGTGCCAGCAGACCGATAGCCTCGACTTCGAGCGTCACGTCGTCGGGGTAAAAATTACCTTGCCGCAGGTTCCGCACAATCCAACTCCTCTCGGATAATCTTGATGTCCTGTGCCGCTTCAAACCCGATCCTGAACTTCCCTTGCCGATATTCAACCGGCGTCACCACGATACGCCGGCCGTCGGGCAGATCGATGAAGATGCGTTGGTTGCGGAGACGCGATAGGACAAGCATGGGATTCCTTTCTGGTTATCGTATTTACGGCATTCCTCTATCAAGTGACTAAGCTCTACCTGTTCTATCAAAGCGTCAGAACTTATTTCCGCATCTCCTACCAGAACGCTTTCGCCTGGATGAATCCAATGGTAATTCAAAGACACTAATAAATACACCCTTCCTTCCCAGATAAGAAACTTTAGCGTCCTGTGCATTTCTATGTCAACGAACGCCATCACAAGCGGACACTCCTCGGCGATGACGCCGCACACAACACCAGCTTTTCACTTGCCCTGGTCATCCCAACGTAAAACATGCGTATGATCGCATCCCGCCGCTTCGGTCCGCCGGCCCACTCGGCGTATCCTTTCGGCGATAGGTCCGGCATCAGATAGACAACCTGTGACTCGCCGCCCTTGACGCTATGGATCGTGCCAATCGTTATCTTCGGTACTTCCCTGAGCTTCTCCGGCCCGCTCTTCTCGGCAACCCGCATGGCGTAGTCGAGCTTCTTTCCCCAGCCGGCCAGCACAGACTCCCGCAAGAACTCCATCGCCGCGTGCAGCTCTTCCGGCTTGTCCTGATAACACAGCTCCATCGCTCGGGAACATAGCTCCGGCGTCGCCAGGCCGCGTAGATCGTCGGCATCGGCATGATCGTGCTGGCCTCGGAAAGCCTTCAAGCGTTCCTTGGCACCCGAGTTGAGCCGGCCCTTCGCTTCCAGCATATCCAGCCAGAGCGACAGGTCGTGTCGTGTCCAGAAGCGAGCATCGAGGTCCGGCCATGCCCTGACGCACGGCTTGAGGAAAGAGAGTAGCCGATCCACCGGCATGACTTTCTTGACGCCGCCATGCACGAGCGGGTTCCAGTCGCCGCGAGTGACACGGTAGGGATTGCAGAAAGGCACGCCTTTTCTTTTCAAAGCGTTAATGGTTGGAGTTAGCATGAACGAGCAAGACGCCAGGATCATTACCGTCTTTCCTGCCAAAGCATCTTTTTCGGCTTCGTTAATTATCGTCTCAGGTCCACGTCCATTACCAGAGAATGGACCTACCCAGCCATCGGCATCGCGTGGTTTCCACTCGGCATCTTCTTTTACCGACAGAAGATTTACCCAGTTGCACGCCCGTTGGTGAATCTTTCTTGGCACACGCCAGCTTTGGTCAATAACGAACCGATGGCTAGGCTCAGTAGATATTCCAATGAACGCCTCGGCATCTGCACCGGCCCATTCGTACAACGCTTGTCGATCATCGCCAGCAAAAACTATCTTCTGTGTTTGCCTACCCCATTTCATAAGCAAGTCGATGCCCAATCTTGACAAGTCCTGAGCTTCATCGACAAGCAATGCCGCTGGATTTCCTGGGCATTCATCTACATCTTCAAGGCATTTCTCTAGCAAATCGGTGAAGTCCAGCAGTCCATTTGACTCCTTCCACTGTTCCCAGCTCTTGGCGAATTCTCTGCAAAACTGCCACTTGCCAGAATCAATTGGTATTCGACGTGCCCTGAGTATATCCATTTCTTGACGCCATCTATCTCCGTTGGTTTTACCTTCCATCTCTCCATAAGGATCGCCGACGTTTCGATTATCTCTGCTTGCCGACAGATTGTATTTGGGATTCTCTTTTGAGAACTCTTTTTCATGCTTAACTGTCAATTCAACTTTCCCTAACGAGCGATAAGCAAGAGAATGCAAAGTGCCGACATTCTTCTCCGGTATGCCAAGGTCACGTCCAGCTAACACAGCAGCGGCAGCTCTGGTGAGCGAACAACAAACGACCGCCGAGTTTCCGTAAACCGAAGCATTCTTGCGGCATGATCCTTCCAGGGTCCGGGTTTTGCCAACTCCAGGAGGTCCGACGTACTTCCAAACGTTCTCGGCAATCGCATTTTCGCTCATAGCTTGTTACGCCCTTGAAATAAGCGATAAACCCTGTTTGTTACGCCGCTGTTACGTCACGATATTACATATTTCAAGCCTTGTTACGCCTGTTGCGCTGTTACGCGGGTCAGTTTGCCCGAAAAAATAAAAGTCACCCACTGCGCCTATATAGGCGCGTTTTGCGTAACGGCCGGAGTTTCCAGGATTCCCCATACCCGGTCAGGCTTTTTTGTCCTCGGGTGCCTCTGGACTGAATGAACGCAACCAGCTGCCCCTAATAGCTTTCCCATCGTTTGCGGGTCGATGCTTTCGCCTCGAAAAGTTGAACACCATCGCCTGAATTCGGAGCCGTAAAACCAAATCATACCTTCCCGTCGAAATGGCATTTTGTCAGCGATGGCGTCCTCGGTGCCGTCATAAGGGTAAGACCATAGATAATCGTTCACTAGTGCAAGCCCGTGCCCTTCCGCCGTAGTTTCTTCGTCGGCCTGTTCATCCTCGCTGGCCGCGATGATCGCATCGGCTACCTTGTCCCATCCGCGACGCTTCCGCTGCATGGCGATTTTTTCGCCGGCCAGCTTGCGGCGAAACATTTCCTGATTCAATATTTCCCCAGAATTTGCCAGCCATATTTGACAGCCTGGCATGACTAGCTTGAAGCTGGATTCCATTCCCTTCTTCGGCCCTGACGCCGGGAATCTGACGACGCGAAGTATGTTAATGCCAATCTCTTTGTGAACACCTTCAAGAATTCCTTTTCTTATTTTTGATTTATCATCCTCGTCAGCCGATCCGTAAACTTGTTCAATCGCTTTGCTCCAGTCTTGGATATGCTCAATCGAAACGCAATCTCCGTCTCTGTCTTTTCTTGCCTTGGCAATCGTATACCGATAATACCTGGCATCCTTCGCTGGTTGGTTGTATTTCTTTCCGAAGCAAATCAGCATATCTGTTATGTCCTGATCGTTCCATCCATCCATGACGGCCAGAGCTGTAAGCGACATTTCATATCCTGAGCCGCTTGTGTCTTTCAGATCGTCTCTATCCTTATTCCAGCTCTTGGCGAACTTCTTACTGCGAATACACAAATCCATTGCACAAACCGGCATCGTCGCCGCCGGATCGACGTTGACCTTGTTCCCGAGGATAATCCCTTGCTCTTGCTCCGGTGCCGTCCATTCATCGAAGTCGCTCAACTCGAATCGCCGTGCATCGTCGCGGTTGATCGTCACCAGCTTTGGCGGGTTTGTCTTTTGGTTCCATGTTCCAGGCACTCGAAACACGCGGGCCAGGTCGAACGTGCTATCCGCTTCCCAACCTTGGGCCGACGCCTTGCGTATCAGCTCGTGATTCCAGCCGGCCAGCACTAGCTCCGCCTTGCGTTTTTCTTCCGGCGAATCGAACATGAATGGCTCTTTGAACGGCCACCAACCTTGCAAGCCGTTCCCCGATGCGACTAACAAGCCGGGCCGGATCGGCATGGAATCCACAAGGGACGTGGCTTCGGCGATGCTTGGCGGAAGATGGTCGTTTTTCTTGTGTGCCTCGGGAGATTTGAAGTCGATGTCCAGCCACAGGCCCGGTATCCCCGTTGCGTCACTGGCCTTGCCTCTGGCGTTCGCCGTCCCCTTGTTGCCGGTAAGAGAGCAACCGAAATATACGTCGCTCTTGGTCAAGGTTATAGCGTGCTTCGCCATTGCCTTCAGTTCCCCGATCTTGAACCAATGCGTAACTTTGTCCCGCACTGGTTTTCCTTTATCATCGTGTCGCTGTCCGTCCCAGGCCGCGAGTTCCCACAGATAAACCCACTGACCTGAACCATTGCCGAAGAGGATGTCAAAGAAATCGACCGCCAGAGCGAGCGGAGAAGGGGCATGTCCGTTGCGTTCCATGCCTGCTACTCCGCAAGCCAGGTGCCAGGGCGATAGACACGAAAAAAGCTCAGGCCCGCTACCTTTCATACCCCTTGCCGCACGCTGCCGAGATGCGTGCAAGGGAAGGTCGCGGGCCTGAGCCCGAGGAAAGCAAATCAGAATTTCGGAGTCGGCAACTTCTTCTCTGCCGGTATGAACGGCACCACTACTCTACCAATCTCCCCCGCTCCGTCAACCCCTAAAAACCTTCGCCTGTCCCCGCCGATCCCGGACCAGGAAGATCGTCCCCGCTGCCCTGCAAGGGCAGCAGAAAGGGACGGGCGAAGCGATTCTTACTCTTCGATCAAAGCGTTGAGCGCATCCACGTCCACCGGCGACCGCCGCATCAGCTTGAGCTTGACACCGGCCTTGCGGAGCGAGAATGCCCGCGATTTGACCGCATCGAGCGGTGCCCCGAGCTTCTCGGCACACTCGGCGGTCGAGCTGCTGTCCTGCCATGCCTTGACCAGCTCGGCATCGTCAAGCTTGACCATACCGTTACTGTCGCCTTCGGCGACGCCTGTTTTCTTCTTTGCCACGATAAAATTCTCCTAAAGAGGACCACGGAAATTACAGCGAAACGCTCGCTGTAGAGCGTCGGCGAAGCCGACAGTTAAGTGGGAGACTCTTCGGGCACCTGGCTTGCAATCGTTTCTTGCCGCAGCGACTCCATCGCCGGCATAAGCTGCTCGCGTACTGCTGCGATGGCCTGTGCCTCTTCCATCGATGGACAGATCCCCCCCGGTTTCGGGTCCAGGATGCAATGCAGCTCCCCGGCCCTCAACACGTTCGCCTCCATCCAGACCAGCTCGTGGTAGCCGATGGCCCGGCCCGTCCGCGTCTTGACCTGCTTCGCCCTGGCGAAGTATCCAGGGGCGAACTTGGTGCCCAGCAGGGCCCGGATTGAGCTAGGAGGCATCGCCAGGGCCGCGACGGGTGGATTGCCGAGCTTCGGGTCGAGCAGGAACACCGTCGTCCGCGTGCGGCACGCCTGGCCTTCCCCGTTGGGCGAAGAGCCGAACTTCGCCCGCGGACAAGTCGCACATGTCTTGGCCTGCTTCGCCGTGCTGGAGTCGCTCGGCGTTACCATATCCAGCGACCAGCATTCCGGCGGCTCTTCGCTGCCTGGACGGAACGGCTTTGGCCAGAACGAGCGGGTCTGGAACCAGTGGATCGGGTAGCCGCCGAAATGCTTGACTGGCTCGCCGTTGACCGTCACGCATTCAAGCTTGTGGTCGATCAGGGCGAGCGGGATGCTCTGAACTTCGGCCCGAGCGGTCTGGACAGATCCTCCGAACGCCTTGGCCACTTCATCTTGTTCGCTGACCACGGCGAGAACGCTGGGCGGCGATACGAGGACTGGCAAGGTACTTGCCGCAGGAATAGTTCCTGCATCTACGTCTTTGGTTGTTACCTGCTTTTCTTTCGTCGCCATCTGCTTTTCCTTTCTTTCGCTGAACGAGTAAGTTTTCCGATCTTCGATGCTAGATTTAAGATTTTCGTACACTCAGATACTTCATCTCCGTCTCTTTGAACGCCGCCAGGATCGTCTTTCCTTCCTCCTTTCGTTCTCTCAAGAATTTCGTCAACGTCCCCTGATGAATCGACTCTTCAACCAGCTCGCTCGCCCCATAGCGTCGCAGCCAGGTCAGGCACCGTGCCCGTTCGTCGACCTGATCCTTGGGCGGCAAGGCGAAGTAGGATTTGACGCAGCTCGTGAAGCCGGCCCCGCAGGCTTTGACGCTCTTCAACTTTTCGAGTTCCATCCGTTGCAAGATTTGCAATTCCAGGTCATCCACTACCTTTGTTGCCTCTTTCATCTGAGCTGCGATGAATTCTTTCTGTTCCCGCGATTTCAGATACGTCTTGAGGAGAGTCGCCAGCTCGGGGCCGGCGTCCAGCTCTTCCTGGGATTGGCCGAACAGGGTTTGTAGACTCTCTGGCATCCTAATCTCCTGTCGCCTTCGGCGACGATTACTTGTTTTCAGACGGAGCGTGGTGCTCTGCTTTGTTGAGGAATAAATAAATATCGTTCAGATGTCCGATATACTCTCGTTGCTTTGCCTTCGACAAGGCTTTATACAATTCACTGACAGCCTCCTGCACCTGCTTGCATTCCTCTTTCGTGAACTCGCCTTGTGCCATTTTTTAGTCCTTAAAATAAGGGTTAAACTGACATAAAACCACTGGCCCCGGCTAGCGAATTCCGGCCGTCCCTAATAGACGGAAGTGCCACTTGGCCAGGCGGCTGTCGGCTTCGCCGACGCTTATAGTTCGTCCACCGGAACTTTCTTCGGTGCTTCCTTGGGCGGCCCTATCGGTTCCGCGCCGCCCTCGAATCTCCACTTAAATTGACGCCACCAAGCGTCCACAAGCTTCTCGTGGATTAACTCGTGCTGGGCGATAATCTCGTCCTTTTCCTTAACCAAGGCACCGTACTTGTCGAGCATCTCGATAGCCAGGTTCATCTGGACTATTGCCTTCTCGTTTGCCAATCGTGATAAGTTCCAGGACCACAGCAAGCCAAGAAAAGCCCCCCAGATGATTCCGCGTTCAAGCCATTTCATAACATCTCCTCAATTGGTCTACTTAACATCATCTCCTGCATCGCCTCTTTCCGTTCCAACGCCACCGCGATCTTCTCGTCAACCGTCCCCGTCGCTACCAGCGAGATTACCGTGACCTTCTTCTCCTGTCCAACGCGATGCAAACGATCCGTCGCCTGTGCAAACTCATCGAACCGATACGAGCGGCTGTAGAAGACTTCTGTATCGCACACTCGCTGCAATCCGTCAATGCCAATTCCGCCAGTTTGTATGGTTGCCAGGAACGTATCCGCTCGGCTTGCCGAGAAGTCGTCAATCGCCGTCTGCCGATCAGGTCCACTGATGCCGCCGTGGATCGCTCTGACGATCCTGCCGCGACTTGCTAGGCACTCGGCTAGTATATTCAACTCTTCGCGGAAACAGCACCAGACCACGAGCGGCTTGCCATCCAGATCGTCCAGTATTTCTCCGAACAAATCTAGCTTGGCATTACCTGCAAAGCGATGCACGATCCCAAGATCGTCCGGCACCGTACCGCCGGCTATCTGTTGTAGCCGCAACGCCTCGGTCAGGACGTTGCGTGCCGTCAAGGT